GCACTTGTCCTGGGCAACGTAGGCGTTGCCACGGATGTTCTCTGCGTCGACGATACTCTCAATGAGGCGGCGGTTTGCCGGGTCGTCCACCTTCTGTGCATAGGTCAGGATGAAGCTGTTCCCCCACCAGCTGAAGAACCGGCGGCAGCAGAACCACATATCCTTGGGGTCGGTGTTGGCCGGATAGGCGGCGGTGCGGTTGCCCCAGGTTCTCCAGCCGTTGTTGTTGAGGGCGGTGGAGACGCCGAAGCTGTTCACCACGTTGGCCTGCAGCTGATCCAGCAGGACTTCCTTGCTCCAGGTGCCGCCGGTGCCGTCGGCGTTCTCCGTGTAAACGGCGTCGGCCAGGACGGTGCCGGTGATGCCGACCAGCTCATTGGAGGGGGAGAGGTTGGGCACGTCATCGTTGTTCGCGTCCAGGTAGGCGGTCAGTGCCGCCATGACGGCGCTGTACCAGAACTTGATGGAGCCGGAAACCACGCAGGGCCAGAGGGCCATGATGTGCTCGCTGTTGCATCCGGCGCTCTCTTTGGTGGTCTTGACGTCGCTGTACGCGGTGCAGCCGCTGGGGGTGCTGTCGATGTCCACGAAGCCCTCGCAGGAGAAGTAACCGTTGATCTCCTGGCACTTCGCGGCCAGGACGATGCCCACGTCGGGGATATGGCTCCAGCCGGGGGCGATAATCAGGCCGGGGGTCATGCCGAACTTGGGGTAAACCTGGCGGAGCACTTCAAAGCCGCTCTCCGCGCTCCCGGCAGAGGCTCCGATGATGTCATCCGCATCCACAACGGTGGGGTCGATGGAGGTGGAGGAGACCTTCAGCCCCGTGGCCTCCGCTCCCCTGCCTCCTGCGACCAGGGTGATGACCAGGTTGCCGTCATCGTTGAAGGAGAGGACGTAGTCGGTCTCAACCTCCAGAGCGGTATCGTCAGCCTCTGTCTTGACCTGGACGGTGCCCGGCAGGATGCCGGTGATGGGGATGACGGCCTCCATGCTCTCCACGGGGTAGGTAGCCTCCACGTTTTCCTTCTTGTGCTTCTTGGGGTCGAGCACGTTCACGAAAATGACCGGGGCCACGTTCACCAGCTTAAAGCTGGCATACATGGAGGCGCAGAGGGTGTAGAGGTAGTGGCCGTCTTCGTCCTTTTCCTCGCTGTAACCGAGCTTGCTGACGGCCTCTGCCCAGTTGTAGGCAATGACCGGGGTGTTGGTCACTTTGTAGGGGTCATCCGCCATGTTGATGGGTGCGGTTCCGAAGACCACCTGCAGCCCCGCCGTCCCGGTGATGGGGGCGACGATGCTGGTGGCTCTTTCCTGCACCCGGACGCCATGCTGGTACGGCATAATTAATTCGCTCCTTTCTGGATGGTGGCGCTCTCCGCGAGCGCCCTCTGGTAGAGTGTGTAAACGCCGCCCTCGCTCCGGCTGATCTGGGCCATGGCGTCAGCCAGCTTGGAGATTGGGACGCAGAGACCGGCCATGTACGGCGCTGCCTTGATGGCTGCTTCCAGCCCCTTCGGCTTTTCGCTGTAGACCGTATTCCGCGTGGCCACGCCGAGGATGGTGGGGCCGACGTAAACAAATTTTGTCTGCGGCTCTGCAGCCGCCTTTCGGGTTGATTTCCTTGTACTCATACGAGTTCGCTCCATTTCGCTCTGGGGGCCGGGGCGTGGAAGACCAGGTTCACGGCCCCGTAGAAGTAGGGGTAGCTCGGCTCATCCTGCAGCGCCCAGTTGAACGGGTCGGCGCAGACAAACTCCTTCAGCGCCGGTGTTTCCTCGTAGTGCTGCTGGATGCGTTCGATGATCTCCAGGACGGATTCGTGGCCTTCGTTCTCCAGGCTGTCTTCGAAGATGCCGATTACTAAAATGACCGAGATTTTGTGCGGGTCTGTCTGGGTCTCGATTCCGCCGCTGTCAATGCGGACGATGATGTAGGGGAATGGATCGGTGTCATCGTCGCTCTCCAGCTGCGGCAGGAACTGCGGGTAAAGGCCGGGGGATGCCATCTTCCCATCCGGGGTCTTGAACTGGTCAGTTGCGAAAAGCTCCCGGAGGTCTTCCATGATGGCTTTTTGAAGTTCTCTTGCGGTCATGTGGCGTTCACCACCTTGTCGATCTCCCTTCGGATGTTTTCCATGAGGTTGCCGTAGATCTCCGGGCGAAGGACGCCGAAGACCTTCTTCTCATCCCCGATCATTTTGGGGGCCGAAATGGAGAGCAGCTTCTTGATCTGTGTCATGTCTGCGCCCCGGCCCCATTTCTCCTGTCGGGAACTCCGGCCACTCGCGGTCTTGTACGTCTTCCCGTACTGACGCTGAACGATGGCCTGGTGGCCGCTGGCGAAGGTTGCGAGGAATGCCTTTGCCTTGTTCCCCTTGCGGGATTGGATCAGCTTCAGCGTTCCGCCGGTCGTGATCTGCACCTTAGCGCCGCTCCTGGGGGTGGTCGCCTTGAACTTCTTAAGCTCCAGCGTCCCCCCGGTGACGGTGATGGTGGCCTCCGGCTTCGAGACCGTGGCCCGGCCCAGCTTCATGGATGAGTTGAGTGCGGACTTCTTCGCCATGTATTCCTCTTTGGCCTTGTCGGCCAGATCGGAGCGGGCCTGCTTCGCGGTGGCGTTGACCGCGTTCTTCAGCACCTTCCGGCTTTGGCCCTTCATGTCCCCCAGGGCCTTTTCGATGGTCTGAAGGACGGCTTCGTCAAACTCGAATCGGATCATGCCGTCCTGGATGCGGGTCTTCATGCTCATCTGCTCCGGTTCGCCTCCAGGGTGATGCCGTAGACGCCGCTCTCATCGGTGGCGTCCACTATCGCATACCTTTTTCCGTCAACTGTTACCAGCTTGCCCTGGGCGGGGAGGGGGCCGAAGGCATCCGCTGCAACGTACATGAAGTACTGGCGGACAAAGAGTCCGTCCATGGTGGATTTCATCTGCTTCTCCCGCTCCACGTGCTCGATGTCATCAAAGATGATCGTCATCGGCGTCCCGTTCACCTCGTGGGTCTCCCCGAATTCCTCCAGGTTGAGGAAGGTCTGCTTGATGTCGTTATGAATAATATCCTTGAAGCTCAAGCTCTCCACTTGCCTCGCTTCCTTTCTTCGGTCATCGGTACTCTGCCCACCAGGTCATCCCCGGTGGCCTCCCCGCCTATTGCGAGGCCGGGGAGGCCAGCCAGAGCGGTCGCCGGTTTGGCCCGTGTATAGGTGGGGGGCTGGTAGTCTGCGTCTACCCAGATGGCGCTCCCCGCCTCCACCCAGGCCGCTGCGTCTGGGCTGTCCGAGGGCAGGAGGTCTCCGGGACGGTAGAGGGTCAGACCGCCATCGGCCTCGATGTAGGCCTGCGCCAGCAGGAGGCGTTTGTCCTCGCTCTCATCCATGGGGGATTAGCCTGCGGCAGCGGCTACGGGGGCCGGGGGATAGCCGATGTTGACCAGGACGGTGGTCTCCGCTGCGGCGGAGGGGGCGGCGGCGTAACCGGCGGGAGGCGTGTCGCTGGTGCCGGTCTTGGTGATCTTGCCGGTGGCGGTGTCGAAGTAGAGGGCGTCGCCCATCGCCACTTCCTCACTGTCGGTCTTGTCCATGGAGAAGACGCCGACCACGTGGACGGAGCCGACGGCTCCGGGGGCGATGTTCGTCCCGGCCACGCCGATGCGGGTGGTCAGGCTGATCACGGAACCGGCGGGGATGACGGCCTCCGTGCTGTTGGTGTAGTCCAGGGCTTCACCGCGCTGGACGTAGGTGGCGTTGCTGGTAGCCATGTTCTATCGCTCCTTTCTCCGATCAAACGGTGGGCAGGGCTACGCCGTCGTTCCGGGCGATGCCGCGGAAGTCGCGGACGCTGATGCCCCAGTCGAGGTACATATCCCAGACGAAGCCCAGGGTGCCGGGTACCTCCATGCGGCGGACGGTGGGGGTCTCCTGGCCGTTCAGGTAGTCCACCTGGATGCCACGGGCGCTGTCGCTGCTGGCCACCATGAACCAGGGACAAGCTCCGGTACCCGCCAGGGCGTTCAGCACGGGAGACTGGACGATCTGCAGGGGGTAGTTGTACAGCGGGTTGATGTCGTTGTTGTTGGAGCCGGTCACCTGGGTGGAGTGGAGAATGACGGCCAGGTCGAACTCGTAGCCAACGGGTACCACGATGGTGCGGGGGGTGATGTAGATGGCCTCCCCGAACTGATCCACCTGCTGCTGCATCTTCAGGATGATCTGCTGGATGCTGGCCTGGGAGGGCTTGCTGCCGGTGGTGATGTGGTTGCGGTGATCCGCGCTGAAGAACTTCTTGCCGTCGAAGATGGCCTTGTTCTCGAAGAGCAGCTTGTACACCTGCTTGTCGATGGTCTTCTTCGCCGCCGTGGCATAGAGGCCGGGAACTTCGGTCAGGAAGCCGATGTCATCGTTGATGAATGCCTGACGGGTCATGCTGAACTGCTTCCCGTAGGTGTCCAGCTTGCGCTGGGGCAGGCGGTCGGTTCTGGGCGTGTCGGCCTTGAGTTCGCCGTTCTCCGGCACCAGCAGGAAGTCGCCCACGCCGCCGATGACGTACTCGTGGTCTGCGGTCTGCTTGAAGTCCTTCAGGCTCCCGGTGGTGGTGAAGGCCTGGAAGGTGGTAGGCACATGGTTGTACAGGTAGACGATGCTCTTGCGGATGGTCTCATCCAGAATGGCGGGGGAGGCGGGGGGGGGGGTGTGGGACCGGGGGCCCAGTTCCCCGGAGAGGGGGTCGCCGCCCCTGGGGAGGCGGGGGCGGGGGGGGTGGTGCCCCCCCCCCCGCAGGGCGTCGATGCCCCGATCGCGCGGGGGCCTCGCGCCCCGCCGCCGCGCGCCGGGGGGGGGGGTGTCCCACGC